TAACTTTACCCAAGTTTAATCCATAAAGCATTGCAATACTTTCTAAGTATGGTTCTGCTTCACTGATAGTCATTTTACCTATTTCCATTAGTCTATGAATAATTCAAAGTCTTCATTTACGTGACCGCACTCATTACACATGTATGTAGGGAATGGTACAATAGTGTCTTCGGCACTTCCTGTCAATAATTTTGGTACTTTCTTCAACATAGTTACTTCTTTGAAGAACTTAGACTCACACTTTTCACATTTGATTGTTGTTTGTTGTCGTAAGTCGATTTTTGGTCTTATAATATCGTCACTCATTTTATTATATAATTTATGTTTATTTTAATAGGTAATAATTGGTCCCAACTAGTCGTTGTTACCCAAGTGGGGGTAATTGTTAATGTCATACTCAATAATAGTTTATTTCTTAAGTTTAGTCAAATAATGTTTCATATCCATTTCAAGAATTGTATTCATTGTTTTTTTGGATACTCTATATTCGTGATATTCTCTTTCTTCGGTGATTAAAACAACAATACAACCAAAAAGCTGTATGTCCTGGTACTTACTACCTTCTAACATTTTTAACAAAAGTTTACCATAAAAAGGTAATTGCGTTTGGTAGTGTCCCAACGCATTATCTGGTAGATCTTCAAATGGTTTTTTCATTTGTTTTGTATACCTTGTGGTCGCAAAGTTCTTTGGTTTGTTTGTTTTCCAGTCAGTAATCAAAATACCAACCTTTCCGTTAATACCAATAACCAACCAAACTTTGTCAGGTTGACCTGTGTATTCAAGTTCAGGATGACCTAATACCATCTCCGTATCAATCAACACACAACCTCTTTCCTTTAATAAATCAATATATCGTTTACCAGCAATAATCATCGTATCACTTTTGATGATCTGTTCGGCATCACAATCAAAGATTGGTTGACGAACTTTTTTATCAATATCAAACTCGTTTAATACGTGTTCCTCCAAAAAGAAGTGACATCTTGATCCCAAGTTTGTTGATTTTTTACCGGCTTCCGCCCACTCTTCCATTAACCTTTCAGCCTCATCAGGATCGCCACCAGCTTTGTTATAAGCGGCTTGTTCAGTTGGGAAGTCATCATAAAATATCTTCATTACTTTAGACACTGAAGGAAAGTCTGATCGTAGATTACCATCTTTATCCAACATTGTGTATTTATGACTTTCCTCTTCGAAGGTAAGTTGTAATTCTTTTTGTTTTTGAGTGATAATTTCTCTTATCTCCTCAGCAATTTTTTTTAAATCCATTAGTCCTTTATTGTTACATAATAAGAGTCAATATGACCCTTTAGATCACAAACATCCTGATCCATAGGAAGTTTGAGTATTTTTATTTTTTGATATAACTCACCACCATTTAATTCGTGATAAAGTTTGACCGCATTTTGCCAAGCATCTCCGTCCAAACAAATAATTACATTAGCTTTAGCATTTTTATATATTGTCTCAAACAAAAGTTCGGACATATGTTTTCCAAGCATAGGTATTGGGTTATCCAAAAACAACCCATCAAATGCACCTTCAACCAAATAAATGTCTTTCTTCCAATCAACTAGATTTTCCCAAAATATAATTTTGTCTTTTTCAGCCTCAGGATTTTTGTATTTAGCCTTTGAGGTTGGGTTCCAACTTCTTGCGATATAATAGTTCAATTCGCCTTTTTTATTATAAGATGGAATAACAATTCTACCAGCGTGGTCACCCTTATCACAAAATCCAATACCAAATTTTTCTATCATCTCATCTGTAATTCCACGGCTTTTAAGATAGTTCATTGCTTGTCTTCTAACAGGGTATACCGAACTTGAGTCTTTGAATAGGGTAAAGCTTTCGGGTAGTTTGAGTGTTTTTTTCTTTCTTTCTCTTTTTACTACTGTTTCAGGTTTTAAAACGTTATAAAGTTTTTTTTGTTTTTTATTTCCATACTTGTCAAATATTCTACCTAAAGCTCCGTGTGTATTTTCACTATCCCCACAAGCCCAACACTTATAAACATTATCAATATAGTTAACTTCCAAATTGTGTTTATTTCTTCCGTCATCACATACGGGGCAATTAAATGAAATTTGTCCACGATTGGGGTAGTGAAGTCCGTGGTCACCAAGAACTTCTTCTAATAACTCAACTAATGCCTCATTTTCTTCCATCCCTTACAATATAAACATAAAGTTTCAATACATCAACTACACAAACTTTTCAGTTCTTTTATATTTATTGATGATATGCCAACACAAATAACAATCTCAAGTTTAAGTGGATTATCCCCATTTGATGTTTATGCCTGTGATACAGGATATACAACTTGTATTTACGTTGATACCATTGGAACATCTGAGGTTCCATATTCTTTTGATTTACCATTTATTTTAGAAGGTATGGCATCTTGTGGTGTTAAAGTTGTAGATAGTAATAATTGTATAGTAAAAGAAAATTTAAGTTTATAATATGTGCGTTAGTTTAGGTTCGTTTGCGATAGATAGTGTTAATAACCCATTGTTGTGTACATCAGCAACAACAACCACATTGTATGGTACTTCTTTATACCCTGGTAATTTAGTTTATCAAGACTCAGGTTGTACGGTCACCTTGGATAATTATTTCTTAAGTAATGGTAATAATATTTTTGAAACTGGTGGTACAGGAGCCATTAAATTAGGAATATCAGGTTGTTCTTGTAACTTTTTGGGATTATTTTCCGCAACAGCAGATCCAGATTCCTCGTGTAGAGCACCTTTAATAAACCCAATTTATGGTGACTCTTTAACTATTGGTGAATTTTTATTTTCAGATTCAGGATGTACTATTTCAACAACTTTAGCATACTATTCAGATGGTATTGATGTATATGAAACAGATTTTACTGGTCAACTGATTGGAATTTCAGCATGTACATGTACTCAATTTTTTTGTGTTGAAAATGACTCCACATACGATGATACATATCAGCAAGCCAGTGTTTACGGTGGTCAATTTTATTATACAGGTCAAACAACAGGATATTTTATGTTTTACTCAACAGGTGAAACAAGATGGTGTTTGGCACAAAATTTAGGTGATCCATGTGATCAATTTGGCCCATATGGTAGTACGTCTACTTGTCCTGATTTTGATGATACAGTTGCTTATACTGGATACTGCGTAACTACGACAACAACCACAAATCCGTGTGTTGATTTTGATTTTTCCGCGATATTTGATTGTTTAGTAACACCATCCCCAAGTTTAACGCCAACAAATACCCCAACCCCCACACCAACTCCAACCCCAACATCTTCCGCGATTTGTGGTGGTATTTCTATGTTGGTCACCGCAAGTGGTTATACACCAACACCAACACCAACAAATACTCCAACACCGTCACCATCACCAGATGTGACAAGACCTTGTTCGTTTAGTGGTGATGTCACATTTAGTACAATTTCTGAAATTTTACAATGTGCAAACAGTAAAAGGTTTACTGATTGTTTTACAGGTGTACATTATTACACTTCAGATTTAGTTTTGGTTTCAGGAGAAACATCACCAAAACAAGGTTATGTCTACAATGCGGTAATAAATGGTCAAGGATTGTGTGTTCTGTTTGATGGTCTTTTTGAAAATATAAGTGGTGTTGATTCTGTAACACTAACCACTGAAATTGGTTCTCAAACCGATGGAGCTTGTTTACAATGTATACCTAATTTGTCTCAAACCCCAACTCCAACTCCAACAAATACACCAACTCCAACTCCAAGTGTTAGTCCTTGTGTTTTATATCAATACAGAGTTACTAATAATAGCCCTTCAATAGTTAAATTTAATTACAATAATTGTACTGGTAGTGAAAGTAGTTCTGTAACTTCTTATTCAGCAATAATAATTTGTTCAACAACAACTCCAACCTCAACTTCTTCAAACATCGTTGTAGACTTCTTAAACACAGTTTGTGTTTAAAAAAAAATATCGTCTATAAAGACGATATTTCCAATTATCGGTATTTAAAAGGATATTATTACCAAATACTTTTAAATTTCATGAATCCCAATGCACATGTATAAGCATCTGTTTGGTCAAAGTTTTCTTTCTTCAAGGTGTTGTTTTTAGTATATAACCATTTGATTTGTGGTTCTCTTTTTGCAACCTTTTCCCATATAATCATTTTTTTATCAACGTCTTTCGGTAATCCACCAAACAAAACAAATTTCTTCTTATCATTTTCTTGAACTAACTCGGGAAATGCGAACTTTCTTGAGTTGTAAGTTGAGATAAATTCAGGAACTATTCCTAATATATTATAGATTTCTTTGAATACAAAACTATTGAATCTTAATAATGTTTGGATTGTATAAATATTATTTGAATTAAGTAGTGGTTCTTCAATTATAATTCTGACTATTCCAAGGTCTTTATATTGTCTTAACTTTTCTGCAAAAATTTCAGATTTGAGAAGAAGTTCTTTCAATTTGTCATCATCTTCCTTTTCCATCTTAGGTCTTGGTGAAACATGTGTTAATTCTAACAGTTCTTGTGTTTTTATATCAAACAATGCCCACCCAATAGTTTTAGTGGAAATATCGAGACCTAACACTTTTGGTGAATTTTTGAGACTTTTTGCCATAAATAAGATTCTTTTAAATTAAAATATACAATTTGATCTGAAACTGAATAGTTGTCAAAAATCTAACTTTATAACATATTGTTGAATTCCTTGTCTTAATACGGGAGATTGCATTTTTGACATTACTAATATATCTTTATTTTCATCCATTAAAGCAATTTCAGAGATATAAGATTGAGTTCCAAATGTCCAAGTTGGGTTTTGTGAAACTAAAAACTCGCTAGAACTCAAATTTATTTTATATTTCATTTCGTAAATTGTTGCTTGTATGTCAGTTTCCAAGTTACCATAAAAATAATATTCATCACCAAAATTCAATTGCTGACCTGTTGCGCCGTTGGGAACTAAATCAATATAATCATTAAGATTGTAGTAAGGTGCAGAACTATAATTTTCCGCAGTAACAATAAATGTAGTTGCGGTTAAGGATTCTTGAGTTACATATCCGTTGATAAAATTTTGGCTAATTTGACTTGTAAAATCAATCAATTTCCACAGTTCAGGATTTGGTCTTTCTCCTATAGGAGTTTTCTGTGCCAAAACTTGGAATTGTTGTGCGTAGAATCCAGCCGGTACAACACAAACAGGACAACTAGTTGTAGTTGTTGTCGTGTAAGGTATTGTGGTTGTTGTTGTGGTTGGGTTAAATGTTGTTGTGGTAGTTGTTGTTGGATTGAATCCAGGTTGTACCAAACATGGAAATTCAGATCCGAATCTAACCGCCACATTTTGAGGTGTGTCAGGACTACAAACATTTTGGGTCCCAACAACACTAGTATAGTAATTACTATGTAGTGAATTTGTAAATGTATTTGTATTCGATAATCGGTATGTAATCCAAAGTGTTTCTGACCCACCTGTTAAAACTCCTGTTGAGTTGGATACTCCACATGTATTAGGGGTTATCAGTGAAACTTGAGGTGCCGGTAAAGTCCAATTTCTATTTGATTTATAAGATAATGCTGCAACTAACTCTTCATCATCAATAACAATTAACTTTGAATCGGGAAATACTTTACCAACTCTACTTGGTAATCCATTAGGTTGTGCAAAAGTGTCCCAAAGATTATAATATCTTATACCAGGTTGATTCATTTGATCTGATATTTTTGACTTAATATATTGAACTTCAAATAAATTTTTACCTTCAAATCCTGCAGGATCAACCCAAAATGTTTGACCAAAACAACATTCAGGGTTTTTATGCCACATTATGGTTGGCATGTGCAATTTGAAGTTTCTGGCTTGTCCTTGGGTGTTATCAACATTGTTAGAATCAAATGGCTCTAATGCAAATTTTTCACCATAGAAGAAATCGATTGTTTGATTTGTATAGTGAATGATCGCTATTGCTTTTTGATTTTCTGGGGTAACAACAATTTTTTCTCCGAACGAGTTGTAATAGTAAACATCATCAGTTGATGTTTGTCCATCAGAAGAATTATATCCAAAATATTCTTTCTGACCTATATAATTTATTGATCCAAATTTAGTATAGTCTTGATATTGTGTTGACGATAATCCCGCAGGACTTTCAGTCCACGGAATATTCATGTTCCATATTTTAACATCAAACTGATCTGTGTCACAAACCGATTCAAAATCAATTACACTTTGAGCCCAATGTGGTTCAGGTGTAAAACTATCATATAAAGGTACCATCTGTGGTGGATAAATAATTGTTCTTGCAATACAATCTGAGGATAAGTTAGTAAAGTCAGGTGTTGGTCTATCAAGAGTTAATTTATCACCACAAACTGCGGTTATTCTATATGTGAGGATTGAGAAGCAACTTACAACGTCTTTTACACAATCAGGTGGTGGTGGTACAGGACATTGTGGTGTGTTGGATGGTGTTAGACAAGGGGTATGTGTTGGTGTAGGTGTTGGTGTTGGTGAAGCACAAGGATTTCCATTTGTAGAACTTGGTGTTGGTGTAGGTGTTGGTGTTTGACCTGCAGAAGCACTTGGTGTGGGCGTTGGGAAATTGCTACAGCTTGTGTCAGTAGATCCTCTACCATCGTAATATATTGTAATAAAATCACCAACTTGTGGTGTATTAGTATTTTGTACATTACCACCTAAAGCGTAGACGTTAATTTCGTTAGTACCATTTAGTGTATACATGTTTACAACATAGTTAGCCGTAACAACGTAACTGTTGTTTACTAAAGCCTTCCAATCTATAGTGGATGCGGTTGTGTTCCCTGTAAAGAAACCTCTCATTGCGGCTCTATTATAAACAGATTCAATTCCAGAATCCATAAAAGGAATTCCATAAATATTTGTTTCACCCTCGTCAACTAAATATGGGTATTTTATATATTGTCTATTTGACTCAGGAACCCCCGAACTATTTTGTGAGTTAAATTGTGGTTCTAATATAACCGTATTCGATTGATTGTAAGTTGATGGTAATTCATCATAAGATACTTCACTATCTCCTACTGCGAAATAAACAATGTTAAATCTACCTTCCGACAATCTTTGTCTTCCTGTATCTGTAACTCTTGTGTTTACTAAACCCGATGTGTTTTTAATTATATATGCCATTTAAAAGATAAATATTCTTATGTTACATTTATTGTACAGGATTTTGTGATGGTGGTGTCGTATTTACTAAATTTAAATTACAACACGTACAATTATTTAACACCCCATTTGAAATGGTCAAAGTGTAATATCCAGATGCATACTCACAAGGTCCATTTGGATTATTTATAATATTATTAGTAATTGATCCTGTTATTGTTTGATTACTACCTATATTTAAAGTATTTGTGTATTGATTCGTTTGTTGTATAACTGTTATAGGGAAGTCCGCGGTACAAGGTCCTGCCAATGGATAACTGTTATTGGATGTATTAACTAATGTCATAGGTCCAACAGTGTTAATTGTGGTAACATTATTATAGGTTGGTTGATTTGGTAATGAAGACGGATAAAAACTAAAAGTTGATAAATGATTTAAATTGACTGTTATTGTAACTCCAACTGGTAATACAGGAGATGTAATAGTGAATGTATTGTTTGAATAATTGACACTTAATGTTAATGTATAAGAAGTTGGTATTGTACTTGTTATTTGTACTGTCTGACCAACGCCCACAACTCCATTTGAATCTTTAACATAAACCGTATAGAACGCAGGTGTAAGATTGTTAAATATTGGTGAATTTACATAAGTAACTCCTCCGTCTATTGAATACTGATATGGTGCTTGCCCTCCCGATGCTTGTGCAATAATACTACCTGTCGCCTCACATCCAGCGTTATTGACTGTAGAAAGAACTGAAATGGTATAAGCCGATGAACACAAACCTACGTTAGCATCAAAACTTAATATAGTAGGATCCCCGAATACTTGCCAATTACTAATTGGTGGATTTGAGGGGTCGTTATTTACAACATTTGCATTTACGTTACTAAATCCTGAAAGAGTCCATTGTGATGGTGTTGATCCTGTATTCCAATAAATAATATAATCATTTGTTATCGCAGTCCAACTAGATTCTCCGTTTATGTCGATACTCGGCTCAAATTGTATATTTTCAACAAGTGAATATCCTCCTCCTTTGTTATTTACTGTGATTAAAGTACCACATAAGTCCGTTGGTTCTACTTCGGGTTTTGGTATTGAGCAAAGACCTAAAACTGATTCTGTAATTATATATGGTGAGTCAGAGTATAATCTCCAATTATCAGGAGCTGTATTCCCAGTTGGATAAAAGAAATTACCGTTATCTAAATAATTGTAATAATTACCTTGACAATCTAAGGTATTACAGAATATCCATTGATTATTATTTGGATCCCAAAAAACATATCCATAAGTTTCAACACCATATTGTATTTTATAATATGGTTTTCCATTTTTTAACCCTAAACTTTCGGATGAAATATAAACTAATTCATTTTGTAAAATTCCTGAAAGAACAAAACAAACCCCCGAATAAGTCTCGGTAGTTGCTGTTAATACACAAGTTGTATTTGCGGTAAAATCCCCGTAATAATCTACTACGGTCGCTCTATATTCACCAACACCAATATTTGCCAAAGCCGGTGCAAAACTACCAATTTCCCAAAAAATAGTATAAGGTGGTGTACCTCCTGTAATTATTAGTGTTGCTGCACCATCAAAAGATCTTTCGGTTGAAGGTTGTAATACCGAGCATTCGACTCCCATAGGAAATATCGTAATAACATCACATTCATTTGGTCTTCTAATAGTTGGAGTTGTTGAATTCATCATTATCTATATAAATAATCAAATGTTGTATTTTTGAATAAATGATTTCATATTCTCAATATATTTTATTGTGGAACTATTCTTATCGACATAATCAAAATGATTTGGGTTTTGTCTTAATTTCAAAATTGGGTCTACGTTAATGTAATCACCTTTATAAAATTTTGTAGATTTTAAATCATCGGTAACTCCTGCCATATGTAATATTCTATGTTTTTCATAAATCTCAATAGTATCAGTAGCCCAAGAAAAACTTAACTCATCCGTTATTTTTGTATTATATCCGTACATCCATAAATTCCAAAGTAATGACCACATCTCTGCAGTCCAAAATTGTATTTGGCCTGGATTGATTGGGAATCTTTTTTGATAATCCAACATTTGATCATAAAGTTTAGTTGAGTCTTTATAGATCTTATCCCAAATTTCAGGTGTTGTATTTTTTATAAGATACTGTCCTCCACCTGAATTCTGTTGGTTAATTTTAATTGTTTCAATATCGATACCAATAACCTCAGCCATTTCATTTATCAATTGTCCTTTTTGTGAATTAGGGTGTTTTAATTCATACCTATTACAACAATCCATAATATAATCATAACCAATATACCCAATAGTATCTGACAAATAAGAAATGTTATCATTTAGTAGTTTATCAAAATTTGGTAGTGATCTAAACACAATATCGGCGTCGTGAAGAAAAAAAAGGTTTCCAAAACTTTTATTGGACTGTAACCATTTAGAAATTAAATATGGTTTAATACTTGGTATGTAATTTTTTTTAATTCTATCATCAACAAAAAAATGAATGTTAATACCCAATTCTTTTAATTGTTCTGCATTCTTGGACAGAGTTTTTTCACCATTAACTAAACCTAACACGACATGTATTTGCTGAGGTTCAATACCACTTTCAATAAAATTATTTACATAAATTTTAATTTGCCAAATAAAGTACGGGACATCTGGCTGTGCGGAGACAAAAAGAATTTTTTCCATAAAGGAAAATTAAGTCAATTTAAATAAAAGTGAATTGATTAAACTTGTGTCAAAGTAACAATTAAAGATGGAACTGCCGGTCCATATGTTGGTGATGCGGTATAATCTAAAAACACATTATTATGTTCAGCGGTCCATTCTATTTCGTAATATGCACCTGCGTCACACTCATCAACCCAATTCCAAGCCGCCACTGTTCTTTCATTGCTTGATCCACCTAAGTAAACTTCAGTGTTTGTGGCAGTAATAGGTGTACCTCCTCTACTCAACCATATCCAAACACTTCCTTGAGTTCCTGATGATTTGTTTATTTGAGCGGAAAACTGTATGTTGTACGTACCACCATTTGTAACAACAAATCTACTACCACCTGACAATGTTACATTCGAATTAGTTGTAGTTGTATCCGCACTCATTTTATAAGTTGTTCCCGCCACACCAATAGTTTGATCGACTGTAGAAATAAACGATCCCCAAGCTTTAACACCACTAGTACCTGAACTACCGTTAGTTCCACTTGTGCCGTTAGTTCCACTTGTGCCGTTAGTTCCATTAGTTCCACTGGTTCCATTGGTACCACTAGTCCCATTAACACCACTAGTTCCTGAAGTTCCATTAGTACCTGAAGCACCACTCAAAACATCTCCAACACTAAAAACACTAACGTTTATACTATATCCTGTCGAAAGACCTGCACTATTTATAAAACCCGTTAATATATTGGATGTTTTCCATATAAAATATAGAGATTCTCCTGAAACAACATCCACCAAACTTTCAAAACTTATTGTCTCATAACCACCATTTGCCTCAACGTCAACATTATCTATTGCCGATCTTACAATGTTTGATCCGAGGTATGATGTAACACTTACACTCTCTTTAGTTGACGCCCCATTATATAAAGTACCTCTAAAATAGATTTGATATTTACCTGACTGATTAAAAATAATTGAGTCATTGGTTAACGACATGGTGTTCAAACTTACCTGATTTGATAATTCAGTACCACTGAATTGTATGGTATTAGATGTCCCTGATGTAGGTGCAAAGAGATTTGTATTAACATAAAACTGTCCATAATATCCTTCATTCCCACCAGTAGTTCCTGTAAATAAAGAAAGAACTTGGCTTATTGGTGCCTTATATGATGAACCCGCAGGATTTTGTGAGGTATCACCAGTTATTACTATGTGTATTAAATCACTTGGGGTGACACCTGTAGCTAAAATTTGGTCTGTTAATAATGCCATATCAAATAATAAATATCGTCTTATTGGAATTGATAGATATCTCCACTCATAAAGAAGAAATATTCTAAATTTTGGAATTGTTTGTCTGGTCCTCCACCACCAGTACAATATATTATTTCTGAAATTGAGCAACCCAATGAATCAGTTAAGGTCAACTGTAGTGCTGGTGCAGTGTCAAATTGTGATGGTAGAATAAAAAGTACAGGAAATGTTGTGCCGCTACCAATATAGGAACAATTGTTACCGTACACATCACAAGCAGTACCACTGAATGGGGATGTAACGCCAGTTGCAGATAATATAACAACTTGATTTGGCATTTTATGTACAACTTACACAGGATATATTGTAATCAATGAGTAAATTTACAATAATCTGATTGTCCTGCAATGGATTTATGGTTGTTGTACCACAATTATCAGTAATTTGTTCACAAGATGAACTTATGTTTATTCTATTTGTTATTATGTCGTAAGTAACTCCAGATATTCCAACAAAAGAATCTAAAGTTGATACTATCGTATCTGCCCAAAGATCATCACTTGGGTAATCTGTTGCTCCCGATGAAGTGTAAAATTCTGTCTGAGCAGACTGACTACCAACTTGTGCGTAAATTGAAAAGTTTGCGGAGTTAATTATACAACCTGTATCACCACTTGTTAAATCTCCAAACCCTTCTAAATACATGGCCCTCATTGATCTTTTAGTCACCAATCCACTGTCAAAGAATTGTTCTTCACATACCGTATAATATCTATAACTTGAATATTTTTTGGTTCCTGTCAATACAATCGATTTTGTTAATGAACATCCACTTGCATCAACTACGCTAAGACTGTAAGTTCCCGCAGTCAGTCCCGTTACTGTAGATCCTGTTTGACCACCAACATTACTACTCCAAGTCAGATCAAATTCAGGTTCCCCTGATAATATAAAAGCGGTAATAGACCCGTCATTTCCTGTAATTGGGTTTTGGGGGTATAAATCAAAATAAACCCCTTGGCTGTATCCAACATAAACAGGATATGTTTGTGTGCACGAAGGTGTACTTGAGTCTTGGATTGTTAAAGTATAATTACCATATGGTAAGTTAGTAAAAGTACTTAGGGGTCCTGTATAAGTTGATGGGTTATAATTAGGTCCTGTTAATGTAAAAGTGTAGGGTAATGTTCCTCCAGTTGATGCGGTTACTTGTACGATACCATTATTGGTTCCGCAAGTTGTACCTGTAACTTGGGTAGTTGCACTATATAAACTACTTGAATTTATAGTTGTTTGTCCCGTGTAGGTACAACCAATTGATGAAACTGTATAGATGTAGGTCCCATTTGTCAACCCATAAAAAGTTTGAGTTGAGCTACCTAAACTACCAACTTGACTGATTCCTGTTGACCCTGAAATTGATATCTGCAAACTCGCTTCAGTACTTAACCCATTATCAACTATGACTTGTAAAGTTCCGTCGTTTGCTGAACATGTCGCATTTGTGGTATTTACCATGACCGAACTAAAAGAATTCGGTGTTTGTAAACTTACAGAATCGTAAATAGTACAAAGACCCGCATCTGTTACAAGAAAACTGTAAGCACCTGAGGATAATCCTGTAAACGTTACGGAAGTATCAAAAGTTACTTCAACTTGTCCTGATGAACCACTGAAAAAATAAGGCGCAGTTCCATCAACTACAATAAATTCCACAATACCATCATTAGCAAAACAAGTTGGTTGACTTATTGTGATAAATCCTCCCGATGCAAGTGGAGGTACTGTTGTGACGGTGAAAGATTGACTACCAACACATCCTTGAGAATCAGTAATTGTTGCAATATATGTTCCGCCAGTTAGACCTGTTACAGTAAATCCTGTTTGAGAACCAACATTTGTTGACCAATTTATTGTGTAAGCGGAAGTTGGTTGGGTTAATCCTGTTATAAAAACTTTTCCACTAGCACCACCAAGACAACTACCATCATTAACAACATAACCACCAAAAGTAAAACCTGTTGATGGTGTTAAAATAACTGATGCCGTTATTCCCGTACATCCACCACCATCATCCGCAACAATGTAATATGTTCCTGCCGATAAAGATAAAAATTCATAATATGAAGTTGGTGTTTGTGCCGAAATTATAAAATTATCTGAACCATCATATAAAGAAAATTTAACATTTCCGTATGCGCCAGATGTAAAACCTGTTACGGATCCGTTATTCAAACCACAAGAGGTTGGTGTACTATCTATTGTGGCTGTAGTTCCTGATGAAATGTATATTGATTGGATAATTGAATAAGATCCTGCGTCAGTAATTTGTAAAAAATACGTATCAGCAGTCAATGAGATCGCAGTATAATCGTAAGGCCCTGTTAATGCTGATGTTGGTGGTAATGTAGAATTTATACAAGTAATTGCGTATGGCGCAGTACCTCCCGTTACTCCAAAAGAAACGGCTCCTGACCCTGTATTATTACAATCACCACTTACAATTAAGTTATATACACTTATAGCCATTATCCGTTACAATATATATCGAACTCGAGTCCTACGTTTATTTGGATGTCATCAAAATTTGGTTGACAATTATTGTTAAATACGATCACCTGTTCATTATCTTCATCAATATTATAACTATATCCTGATGTTAGTAAACTACCTAATGCGGTCTGTAATGCATTGACCCATTGTGTACTTGTTGGGTATTGAGATGGCCCAACGGTTGTTAAAAATTGGTATTGTGTTAAAACAACGCTGTTAAGTCTAATATCTACATACCAATCGACCACTACAGTATTTATTTGACAAGTTGATGGATTTAATCCGTTGTCAATGTAAAATCCTTCTAAAGTTTGAGTTAAAACAACACCAAAGGATGAAGCTTGTGGATCACTGTTCCAAGGATATAATCCACAAATTACCTCTTGTACAGGACAATCAAAAACATAAAGTTCAGTCGTCAAGTTACAAGGTTTACAAGGAACTGGAATAAACTTACATCCAGGTTGTCTTCTCCAAACATATTTTTGTCTATGAAGAACTGAATTTTCCAATCTGACACCTGTGTTCCATATTGTAGTTGCAGGAACCATTTGTTCAACTAATCTTATCCAATAATCACCCATACCATTAACATAGTCTATCATGGTTTGATAGGTGAAATTATCATTTTGTATTCCTGCCAAATTTTGAGATTCTAAATATCTCCAATATATTGACTGTAAAGTTGGGTAACCTCCTGTTTTACCGTCAGTAATAAATTGACGATTACGAGTGTTGACCATATTTCTCCAAAATGTTTGGGCAAACTCAAAGAAAGTTTTTTGTTTGGGTTTTGGTACTATAGTTGTCCAATCAACTCCACCTAATTTTGGGTACGGGTTAGGTATATCACAAGGAGACGGTGGTGTGTAAAATAAACCTTGTTCAGGTATTGGGAAATTGTATTGTCTTGACATTGACCAAACATCATAAACTAATCCTTGTGCAGGATTCATCATTATGTCGGTATTTTTTACGTTCAATGTTAAACATTCTTCACCAACCTCATAGTACGCAGTAAAACCACCATCAGAACTAACTCGTAATGTAGGGTCAGTGTCTACCCAACTTTTTTTATTGTCTTGTATTCGTCTTAATTTAAACCCTAAATTCATGTATGGGAAGTTTCTATATCTACTAAGATATTCTTCACCATAATTAAAAGGTAAAAGTTGAGTTTGAAAATTTGGGTTATTACCTGTAAACACAATATTTGTTGGTACTGCGAATTCAGGCATTCTGTGATCAGGTGTTGATTCATACCAACCTCCACCAATTTGGAAGAAATACTCTTCAGTTGGTGTTGGCATTTTTGGACAACCCAAATCATCAACCGGATAGTCTCCTCTAGTAGTTAAAACATTGATATTAGTTGAAGTTGTTGTAAAACCAGTGTATTGAATTCCCTGAATTGAAAATGTATTATCCCCCTGTAAAACGGGTAATTGTTCAACATATGTACCGCCAGTAATTTGATAATATTGTTTTGTAAACTCACTCATGTTAATCCTTTGATCGGCAACATAAATGTGTTCATTGAAATCTATCAAAGCTTCAGGTGCACCAACCATTCTTAAAAGACACTCAATTGATTTTCTAGTTCCTTTGGACTTAAATAGGTACGCAGAATTCAAAATCAAGTTACGATAGAATTGGTAATTTAATTCTTCAGGTGTTGGTCCTATTTGTAAACCAGGAAATCTGTTTGGTTGAGTTGTGAATACCGCCTGTAAAAGTTCTTCATTAGATATTGGTGAGAAATTAGTAACCCACCCTAAAGTTTGAGCTAAATTTTTTAAAAGTTGAGAAGGTATGTCATTTTTAACTGTATAATGAACACTATTCATATTACCTAATGCAGATATGAATGTTTTTGTTTCGTCAAAACTTCTTCCGTAAATTTGTAATAATTTTTCAAATCTTTGATCAGGGGTGTCAAACTCTTTTAAAGCCCCTGTAGTTAAAAATCTTGATACTATATTTGTAGTATACTCATCTAAACTTGTAGCAAAATCATTTAATTGATTCAAATAATTATCAAAACTTGCACTTATGATATCTAAATTCCATAAACCAGCTCTTGGGAATGTTACTAATTCTGTTGTAATTTTGTATGTACCATTATCTTGTTCTTTTGGTACTTTTAAAGTTGCGGTGTAGGCCGGTGTGATTTGTCTATTCAACAAAAAGTTTTCAACCGCATCAAAGTTCAAATTAAAAACTCTATTAACCTCATAATTGTTTGGTCTAATAACTAAATAATCGTAAGATATTTGATTACCATTAAATGGGTTACCATCAACGATAAGTTTTAATGTGGTTGATAAACTGTCGGTTGGATAAATATAATTTACTGGATATTCATTACCACCAATAATTAAAGCATATTTCTTAAACTCTCGTTTTAAGTTTCTTAATGGAGAAACTTCATTTTCGTTGAATAAAGAATTTGTGTCTGCGTTAATTGAATAGTCTATATCAAACGGGTTTCTTATTGAAGAAAGAGTAATTTCAAAAGTTGTATCATCTTCTACCGGGTCGTAGGAAATATTTATTGCGGTTTCTTGTGTTATAAAACTGGCTGTTTGGGGAGACACCTCCAATGCCGCAGGAAAATAATTTATTATTTTTGTAATGGATACTGAAAATCTTTTTGTTAATGAACCGTATTGTGTAAAGTTAGTAACTTGTGAAAGATCATAATTAGGATAAACCCTATAGTTGTTGGCCAATATATCCGCAGCCTCAATATTGTTTTCAATATTTATTGACTCAAGATTTATTGGGTCTGAAAATGTACCGATAGTAAATGTTCGGTTTTGTTTTTCAGTAATATTTGTTGTGAAGTTAAAATTTGCTTGCGTTAAACCACCACCAGTTACTAACTGAACACCCACCAAATTATTTGAGAATTGATTGGCTGCGCTACTCTGAGGCGGACAAGTAAATTTATTTATTGCCATTAAGCAGTTATATTATTAAAAGCTTTAGAGAAATCAATATTCTCACCACGATCTTGTCTAACTTCATAAAGTAACGTATTAAACTGATCTTTGATTTCATACAAGTTGTATTGTTTGTAAATGTTGTTATCCGAATCGTAGATTGTGTAAATACCATCTTCAATAGACTTAGTCTGATTACCGTAAAGTGCAATTGCAAGGGTTGAGATATCTTGATCAACAATTTCAATTTCAGTAGATATAGGATTAAAAAATGTATTTGTAATTATAATATTTTGATTTGGTTGTCCTATATATGGAGTGGCACTTGGTTTATTAGTGGGGGATGATGATGGTGACAACGTACAAAACAATAAATTAGTTGCTCCTTCTACATATCTATATCTGATAGATTTTTGAATTGTGTTTGTTAAGTTTTGAATGACTGGTTCACAGTAAAATGAGGAAGTTATTATTCTAAAAAAGTTAGGAATTTTTGTTCCGTCGGGATTTAAGTACTCAACTCTAAATCCTACCAATCCTTGATTAACAAATTTATTTTTATATTGTGTTGGTACATTATTCAAGTCAATGACTATACCTTTTACATTTGGTAGAGAGGATAAAACACCACAATCAGTTATTAAAGTTCTAATTTGAGCAGGTCTTATCATAAGAGTGTATATACCTAACTTATTAAATTGATCTGCCGGTAATTTCAAATTGTACAAACCACCTAAAACCTCAACAGTATCACCACCTGTAGCATCATTATTAAAATATGGTCTAAGAACGTCTTGAGCATTCAAAGTTGTAAGTGTAAAATTTTGCGTGTCGTCCCTCGATTCGGTATAAACCATAACGATTTCTACGTCTTCAGGACTAACATCTGATGGTCTTATTGTTCCGTAATTGCCTGTTGCCATTTTGTTTTTTTCTTTTTTTTAATAAATAGTTATGTTGATACTTTTTCTACATTGAAATATTTGTATCCGTATTTTTCTAAGTCCCCGACATTATCGACTTCTCCTATTCTCATTACATTTTCTAATGGTGTATACTTACCTCGTTCAATATAAACATTAGTTATAATTTCTGGTTGGTCAATGACATTTAATAAAGCCTCATTTTTTGTAATGGCACTCAATACAATTTCACCAGGTACAAGACCATAGGAATCTGTAACATAAATTGTAAAATCTTCATAATCAAAGTAGTTAATACCATTTATAGTATATGCAGAATATGTGTTTGTTTGGTCTACTCCCCAATAGGTCCCTATGGCACCTGTTGTACCTGTAACCTGTATTCCTAATTTATATTTACCTCCCGCTAAATTTATTTTTGGTCCAAATTGTGCGATATCATTTAATGTTGATTGTGTATAACCAGAAACAACAAAAGGTACCGATGTGTAGTTATAGGAATAGTAATCGTTAATATTTGTGTTAGAATCTCCCGTAAAAATATAATCATAACTTATAGGAGACCCTGTCCAATTCCCACCCGCAGGAAAAAAAGTTATAGACCCTTGAGGGTTAGATATAACAGCATTTGTATATGGAACATTAACTATTTTTTGTACTTTTGAGATTCCCCAAGGAGAATTTGCGATTAACGTGACTGTATAATTGTTTGGTGCTGTTGGATAAATGTGTGTTATTGGTGTAATACCTAAAACAGGTTGTTGTGGTGAACCATCTCCCCAATCTAAAGTATACGTTACAAGTTGTAAGAATTTTATTAGTTCTAAATCCGAAGTATTATAAAATGTAAATGTGTAGGGATTCAAAGTATTCGCGGTTACAATGAAGTTATTCAAAACGTCTGCCTGTAAAATTAAACCGTCGGTTGGTGTATACCAACCAATATCAACAGCCGATTCGGTAATCATAATGTTGACAGATAAACCCGTTAGAAAAGATGTTCCACCAGTATTCCCTGATAAAAGATAATCCATTGGAAGATACACACCAGTAGTTCCTGTTGTAGTCGCACTAAAAGTAGACGCCGTAAGACAACAAGGATCTATAATTGTCGTAATATCAGTATCTCCTGTGTAGGTTACGAAAATAATATCACTTTTTATATTTTCAGGTGAAACTATGAATTTATATTCCTGTAATTCCATTATGGGTTCACATATTCAAAAAACTTTATCGGTGTTACTGTATCCCCAATTCTTTGATTTGTTGGTATTGAAAACACTTCGTATGTTTTGTCATTATAATTTAAATCTACTCTATAGTAGAAATAATCCGCATTATTAAAATTAAATTTATTTGGAGTTATTGAGGTTTGTACCGTATTTGTCATTTGTTTGAACACTCCTAATCTTGCATCAAAAAATTTGGCGGTCATGAAGAAAGTATCTATATCGATAAAATCTCTATATCTTAACCAATAAATTGCAAATCCTTCTTTATCACCAATATAATCTAAGTTCATTTTTGGTTTTTTAATTTCAACCGGTGGAGTAATTGGTGATAAACTTACTGTTTGAGTTTGTCCTTGTTGTACAGGTAATATTATGGACAAATATATTTGTTGTGTTCTTTCTTCGGTAGTATCATACAAGTCAAGCTTGAAGAATGATTTAGTAAACGGTTTTGCGTAATAATAGACTTCCTCAGCACTAAATCCATTATTTAAATATGAAACCGTCCATGCAGTTAGAGGAATTGTATTTGCGGTTATTGGTTGTAAATCATCATAAAAATAAAATTCGTAGTTGATTGCCGAATCCATATTTGGAAATACGTTATGATCAAATTTTGCAATTTCAAAATCAATAGGTAAACCAATAACTCTTCTAAGAACATCTGTTTCATATTCCGAAATACTGTCATCTCTACCTAAAAAATCCCACTGCATGTTCACAGGGACATTTACAAATTGATCAAGATCTGTTTTTAATATTTTAATCTTACTCGCATTCATCGGCAACAGGGTCAGATATTGTAGTTATGTTCGCAGGAACCGATCCTAATGATGCATAATCACTTGGGATATTATAATCTTCAGGTGTAATTCTAAAAATAGTATCTATAAAAGGATAGTGAGCATTATTTAAATATGGAAAATCAACACCAACACCGTCTGTATCAACATAACCATAAGGGTATTTATCTCTCCACCTAAATAGAGCCGATAATGTTGAGTAGTAAGCATAGTCAGGTATTCCGACAACGTTTGTTGAACTCCCTTCTTCAATATATTCAGAAAATGCACCTATTTGAATCGGGTTATGTGGTCTGTAAAAATAACCAGGTTGATTAGATGTTGGTAATGGGTTGTCTAACCTAAACCAATTTTCATTATATTTTATTTTATGTTGGTAAATTGAAATTACTCTCTCAAATTGATTGTAGTCATTCCATTCACAAAAATCACCGTCAATAGTATCACCTGAGGTTAAAAATGAATTATAAAAAAAAGGACCTTTATTCAATAATGAGTTGTAAGAATATTGTGGTATTGTAACGTTTGAATTAACATTGCTGTTGTCCCACCATGTTTGAGGTTTTTTATTTTCTAAATAGGTGTTGAAGTACCAACCTTGTTTCAAATTTCTTGTCCAACCAAAATATCCTCTCCAAATTGAGGTAAAAAATAATTCTGTCAATGGTCTGCCTTGGTTGTCTTTCAATCCTTCAATATCAATATCGCAATTGAACGCTAAAGTGTAAGATCTTGATCCTTCTTTAACTGATGTTCTTTGTTTCTGATTGGGTGTTAAAGATTTTATTTCACATTTTGTTTTGTCCCCATAGATGTTCCTCTCAAATCCTGCGTTAGATAATACTGTACAATCAGGTGTAGTCATTATTTTATGTTTTCTAATGTAATATTCACTTATTGTATCAGCAGAATTAGCAGCGTTTATAACTCTTTTAAATGTTCCTTGGGTGTTGGTAACAAAAGTACTACCTGTATAACCAACATTTCTTAAGTTAAAAATGTAAAGATTTGATCCATAAGCAGGATCTCCTAAACTTGAGACCTGAAACATCTGATTACCATTGTAGTTAATTGACATATAAACAAATTCTCCAACTGTCAAACCATGTTCAACGGGGCATTTGAATGTTATATTAGTTAGTAATTTATCGCTACCTTCAACAATGTAAAAAGGAATTCCGTCTGATGCAACCCAAGTCCAATTTATATTACTGTCAGGTTCAACCGTAAAAAGAGTTTTGTTATAAACATTACCATAAGCATAACTAATATAATGAGACCAATTATAAGTTGAGGCACTAACGTTTTTAAAATTCAAATGGTTATTTGGTGGATAAGTGTATCCAACAACATCTTTATCAGTTCTTATGAAATCAAATTCAGGATATTGTGGAAACCCTTCCCAAGGAATAGTTTGATCTGTAGGTAATGGTGGTACAGATGGTACATTACCTGAAGGGTAGTATGAAGACGCATTATTGATTGGGTTAGTGTAATACAAATTATCCCTAAAAGGTTCATAAACTGTTGATCCAGTAAAGGCGTTTTCAAAAAGAATTGTAAACTTAGTTACAGGTCTGAAAATTGTACATGTTTGTCTTTCTTGATCAAATACATCAACTAAATTCAAATCAATAGATCGGTCAAACTCAATAATTTCTTTCATTGATTGAGCGAACGGCACATTGATTGCTTGATCAGTTCTCGGAGCTGATTTAAATCTTTCTGTGGATAGTATTATTCTATATGATGGATCAACTGTCATCTTAATCTTGAGTTGCTACATAAAGTTTATAAAATCTATCTATCGCAGTTTTTCCATTATTCAAACCAAAATAGAAGTGGTATGGTGCACCTACAACAACAGCATTACTTGAATTTGTGCTAGGGTCTCCTTGTAGTATATTAGTCAATGGTGTAATTGGCATTGTACCTCCAGTTAAATTAAAGCTAGCTATGTATCCATATTTTGTTTGTGTTGTCATATACTTCTCACCCAAAGTTGTAAAATCTAAATCTTGATATTTTTTCTGAAAGAAACCTGAAGAATATGTTTGTGTGTACCAATTATTATCTTCAGATCCAAAAATGTTTGGTGTTCCAACGTAGGTTGTAGGTGTTTTTATCCACCATTTATAGTGAGGAACAACTTGTGATTTACCATATCCAAATTTCTCTTCAATTAACGGATTGAAGTTATAAGTTTCAATTCCAGGTGACATTATTTTTCGATATCTAATTTCGGGAGTATTTGCGGTAAAAAATAAACCTAAGATAGGTTTTATTTCATCCGAAGGTACACCAGAAGATAGACCATTCAAATTGTCACCAAAATAGATATAACTATTACTCGGCACGTTTTCAGTAATAAAAGGTAATACTTTCCATTCGGAATTTATCGATAACATTTGAGCCCAATCTCCGTCAATTCTATAACCACCTCTATCGCTATTAAAAAATTGTTCAATTCCTTTACCTTCAGTATTGTTTTGACCTTGTCCTATTGGTATAATTCTTTGTCTTACACCCTCATTCAATATTCTTGATAAGAATCCAAGTTGTATAATGTCAGAATTGTCTTGATAAGAAGTTGCCTTTAATTGATCAGCAAAATATGAACCAAATCCGTCAACACCAGAACAACATATTTCGTTGATAAAACTATCTCTCGGTCCCATATCAACAATTGTAGTTGGGAATTGTATTTGTCTAACATTATAACCTAAACCAGGAAATACTAAAAATTGTGCGGGTATATTAGGAGGAGCGGGGGATTGTTTACCAATAAATTTTTGTTGTTGTTCATTCCATGGTGATGATCTATAAAAGAAATTATTAGTTAAATCATTGAATATAATAACATCGTCGCAGTAGTTGTAGGTAGGGTTTGTTGGGTCTAATCCGAATGTTGTTCTTTTATTGAAACTATACATATAAAGAACTCCATTGATCCAATTGTTTTGGAAAACTTGTGCAAATACTCCTCTACAAGCGGCAAAGTTCATTGTAAACCTTACTTTCCACTCTAAAAATAGTCTGACATCCGCTCCATACTCTTTAACATAACGCCTGTTTAATAAACAATAACAACCATTTATCATTCTGTTAGTTGGAATCGAGCATTGATTTGAGGGTATTATGCCAACATTTGAACCTGATCCTGAGTAACATTCCAAAGGAACCATGCCCTCACATGTTAAAGAACTTGTTAATCCTGATGTTATTGAGTCACTATCAAGACCATCACCATTAGGTAAGTCCCCACCTGTGTTTATTGTTGGTGGTTCCAAAACACCTGTTAATGTATAAATTGAAAAATTATCATTTTGGTGTAAAAGGTATCCTGTTCTTAAATTAGCACCATTTTGTATGCCAGTGGATGTAGGTAATCTATCACTCCTCATAACTATTCGATTGTAGTTTGCCAAATTGAATTGAATAGGTCCTGATAATGATCCTGACCCAATGTATCTATAGTAAGCCGGTGAATATAGAGCAGTTAGGTTACCATTGTTTGGTGCTGTCACGAAAGATCCATTATTTGTATTAAAATATTGTGTTTTTTGACAATCTTGATTACAAGGGGGGTTGTTATCTGTAGTCATAAACGGTTGATTACTTAATGTTGTATCCCACCAAGCTAAATATGATCCACCCACCATATAAGAAGTTTGACTCAGAGGTACAGATCTTACAGAAGATAGTGTTGTTAAACCACCCGAGGTTTGTGTACTATTTGTTGACCAAATAGGAGCTGGAATGTAAGAAGAGGAAATAGTATCATCTATACTTGAATAGAAATAAGGTAGGTTTGAGGTAAATGCGGTAAATTGAGTTTGGTCGGGTGTAAACGTAAATGAAGGAAAATATAAAGTTGTATTTGAGTTTGTTGTTGTATTATGACTTGTTGGTTTCAAACCAGTTGGTAGAGCTTGTATTGGTTGATTTAAATAATAACTACCTTCAACTGTAACCGTACCATAATTTGTATTACCAAAAATTTTAGACAAGTCGTACTTAATAGTTTGTGGTGCTGAGAATGGATCTACCCCCCTAACAAATATACAAACTTCATAATTTTGATAATTAGTTGCAAATCTTAAAACATCTGAAATAGAACCTTGTTGAGATAAACTATAAGGAGCCCCACATGATGATATTCTATATGTTATGTTGTGAAATAAATATGAGCTTGGAAAATAACCTGAATTACCTCCATTATAACCCGAGTTAGTTTCAAAATCAGAAACTGTAATACCAGTTATTAACTGAAAATATTCTACGTCTGTGGCGTATTGTAAATAAGATTGTTCTACGGTCGGATTACCAGCGACAGGTAGTTGGCTTATAGATGGTTGTATAAATGGTACTGTAACAGGAATAGAGGCGTTTGGGTTACTTGGGTTTGCGTAATTTATGGTTACTGAAGTTTGTCCTGTAAGAGTAGTACCAGTGATTGCGGTATTATTGAACTGATTTGTAGTTGCACCTGTTAAGTTGATCAATCTATTACTAGATTGTGAGTCAGTATATTTTGGGTCCTGAAACGAACCGGGATTTACGGTAGTTTTGATTCTATTCACACCTGTACCCGCAGCACTTGACGTGTTTGAATAGAAATATTTGTCTCGTGTGTTGAAGTCGTTCAATTTTTGAGGTAAAGTTACTGATGTTGGGTAACCAAAGAATCTTTCATCGCTACCCGCACTATCTTTTCCAGAAAATAAAAATGGTTGTGGGGCATGTAATAAATAAAACTCAGTATAATAAGCGTTCGGATCCGTTGATGACAGAACATCATAACCTGACGCAAGTCTTTTGAAATCAAGGACTGCTCTGACAGCTAAATCAGGAACTATATCGTCATTACCTATTAAAGTTTGTAATGATTTAAATATAGGACTAGCACCACCACAATCATAAGGATCATCACCATCTTGATTTACCTGTAAATTTGGGTGATCGAATTCATAAGTTATTGGTGAACTCAAAGGTGCTAAAACCGTATTTGGTTCTGCAAAAGTTATATCATAACCAAAACCTGATGATGAATCACCTAAATCATCCTGAGCGTCTTGAATTTCTTGTTGTATATCATTCTCATCAAAACCATCCTCAATTGTCGCATTACCACATTGACAATCACAGCTTGTACAATCAGGGTATGCAATCATTGGTAAACCGATTCTTGGAAAGTTAGAAACTCTTCCATTATCTAAACTTTCTTTAAAGAATTTTGTATAAAAAATTGTGAATACGACACCGGCAGCGACTAATGCCAACGCATATATTCCTTTTGCAATAATTTGTAGATAAGTACCAAAATTAACTACAGGTCCACCAAGTGGCGTAAATGCAAAAGTTTCAGCAATATAATAAGCCAAATCTACACCAGCCTGTACTCCCATAGCAATTATGAAAGGACCTAAGAATAATAATAGGTATTTAAGAATTGGCCAAAGTAGTGCAATTAAATGCGCTACAAATAATAAAACTAAGATTGGGAATGTTAAAATGTTAATGAGTATGTTGAACACAAAAAATATAAAATCAAAGTTTCTAATAATATCATTTACAGGAAATGTGTTAACAGTAGATTTACATGTTCTATTATCAATTTCTTTAATACCTAAATGTTTTGCCCTACCTACGCCGTTTTTATATCTATCCAAAAACATTGCGGTAGTGTATACTTTGTTGTATTTAAATTCGTAGAAAGTATCTTCACAATCTATAGCTTCTTGAGGATTAACGTAGTCATCCCAATCAGTGCTGAAAGCATATGATTTTAACAACTTAAATAATTGTAATGGATATTCAGTAAAACTAATATCTTGTGCTTGAGTAGGGTCTACAGGTGTTGCAACAATCAACAAAGTATCATTTTGATTTAATGTGATTGAATTTAAAGTTCCTGTATAAACAACACCGTTAATATAGATAGAATAAGATTCTACGTTAATTGTTACAGGGTTTGACAATCCAACACTTGAGGGTGAAGTGTATGTTGTTCCTGTAGTTGACCCAATTGGAATTTGAGGGTAAGTAAAGGTAGTTGGATTTTGATTAAAAGGGTCTGAATTACCAGTCCAACCATATTCTTTGACATTAGGTACTAAAAAATCTGCCCTTTGAAAATTACCTTGTAGTCCTTGGTCATTTTGCCATTTAAATTTGAATCGATATTTTCCTTTTGTTGGGATTCCTTTCGATGGATCATCCGATAAAACTTGTTGTCCAAATTCATTTGTAAAAACATAATCCAAATTCATTGGTACATTCATTAAAAATGTCCCATCACCATCTATAACTTTTCCTTCTTCTTCAATATCATAAACCTCAAGTAAAGGAAGTCCGTTCGAATCTGTGTTTATAGTCTGTCTAACAGATTTAATTTCACCTGGACCTGAAACCAATTCACAAAGATTTCCTGTGTTGTTTTTTGGTTTACAACTTACTTTAAGAGCATCATCATCATAAATTTTTAATTTGAGGTAGTTCTCTCAAATTAGTTGATGTCCTAAAAGTGGATCCATTAACTTGAGTTTCTGTTGCCAATCCTTGTTGTATCAAGTCTTGTGGGGATAGTGAAAAACATCCAATATCCGATAGGTCAACGTCCATTACTATTGTTTGATTTCCGATTGGTACTCCAAAAATCATAAAGTCACCACTCTCATTTGTGGTAACCGTATATCTATAGTACTTGTCATAAACCTCAATATATGATTCATCCATTAAAACGTCACCAACGTTAGGAAATGATCCTGTCGATTGATGTCCATTGTATGATGGTAGTTTTGGTAATAAATTATATCTATAACCAGCCTCGTTAGTGTCTGTAATTGTTTTGTATGGATATAGTTCTGATATCACAGGGTCTAATTCATCCGCATCTTCCAAAGGAATAAATACCGATACTTTCGCCTTTGGTAAACCAAAACCATTATTTACAAAAACTCTACCAACAACAACACCGTAATCGGCACAGAAACGTGTGTATAAGTCATCGGCTAAAATCTTCAAAGAAAGTATCTCTAAAGATTCCCAATCTTGTTCGAGGTTCACATTGATATATTTATCAACACCAACTTCAGTCCTAATTCTATATGATTTGGGCATTAAAAATTCGTTTTTTCATAAATAGTTTATTTCCTATTTTAGAAAAGATAAACTTGTTTTTATAAAAATAAATCGCTATGAAAAGTTAACCGATTTAAGGTTGAGAACCCTAACATTTATATCCTTATTTGGATATCTAATTTGATAGATTTGTGTTGGGGTTGCAAAGATAGTATCCGCAGTTGGTTGGATTTGTCTTGTTAATGGGTTTGAATATGGCATTGATGTTTGTGCCGATGAATACTGACCTCCAACTTGATTAAAGAACGAAATGTCAGAAAGACTAACAATTCCATTTTCGGATTGTATTAACCTTCTTAATTCAGATATATTAACATTTTGACCTAACTCCCTAACAAGTGGGTTAAAGAACTCAGAAACTATTTGTATAGTTTTAGAAATAATCGCACCTTGGTTTTGACTATTATCCAACACAACGTCAACAGTTACTGAAAGATCTATAGTTTCTGCAGCTTCGATTGAAATATAATCATTTATCATTCTATAGTTTGATAAATAATTTGCAACATTTTGTTTTAAGGTGTTAGAGACAACATTAGTAAGACTACCACTTGTATCATAAGATAACATTTTTATTCTTATCTTATTATTTTCTTCTGTGATTGCAACTTTTGCAGGAGCTCCAAACTGAGAAGGCATTGTTCTAATTAAAGAATTGTAATCATTTACCGTAACCGCTCTGTTTTGTGCTGCAAAATTAAATGAAACCAAATTTCTAACATCTTCAGTCGTTGGTATATTTGATCCTCCAATTGCGGCAGTTACGTTATTACACTGTAAGCTGTTTATAACACTTCTGTTTACAGACTCGGAAGGTCCATTAACCGCAAATGATACTGTACCTATTTGATTTATAGTGTTTAGACCGACATTACTAGCAAGTCCTCCACCAATTCTATATTGAACGAACAAAGTAGTATTTGGTGTTAGAGCGGCACCCAAAGAATAATTATTGGTGTATCTACTCAAATCAAATCCTTTACCATCTCTAGCAAATTCTCTCAATTGTTCTTCAGCGGAAATATTACCCCCACCGAATGTTATTTTACAAAATCCTTCAGGTGTATATTCCGAAATAAATTTGTTGGACGTTGTAATATATCTACCTACTTTAATACCAGGTTGATCAGATACTTTAGTTGGGTCTTCAACAAATACCCTATCTTGTACTAAAGCGTCAACTTCAAACCATCTTTCAGGTCCTAATGTGAGAAAATCCTGTGGATTTGGTATAGTGGAATATTGTGTACCTGATTTTAATAACACACTTGAAATTCCTAAAATGTTTTTTTCAGGTAAAAATAATTCAAAATATGGTTTTACATCATTTGGGGTAACTACTCTTTTGAAAACTTTAGTGATCCCGTTAACTACAACTTCTCGTTTAACTATTGTATAGTTGATCAACTTACCACTAGAGTCAAAATTAGGGATTTTTACTCTATTTGGTGATCCTTCAGCGTTTATTGGTGATGCAAAATCAATATCATAAACAGTTTCAAAAGGTTGTCCAGCCCCATTTACTTGTGAACCTCTTCTCAAGACACCACAATATCTTATATCTTCTCTATCTCCAAATGCCGGAACTGTGATTGAAAAGTCCACTAACGCAACGGAAGGTCTTTGACCTGGTATTTTTAAACCATAAGTTCTTGCAATATTATAAACGGAATTTTTTTGTTGTGCAAACTGTAAAACGGTTTCTTGAATACTTCTGTCTATTTGATAATTTAAATTATCAGTTACTGCAGCATTCAAATCTAACATGACTGAAAAAATACCAGCGTCATTGAAATTTTGTACTAAATCAGGATAGTAAGTTCTAGTAAAATTTATAAGCTCTGTTCTTACTCCTTGGAAATCCCTAACCGTATAGGATATTTTTTTCTCTGCCATATATTATTAAATATTTAATATCACAAAATCCTGTGATTCAAAAGCCGAATCTGTTATTCTGTAATCAATTTTGATTCTTGCCGTATGTTCTAAATTAGAAATGTTAGTAACTCTAAATTCTCTTTCACCATCTTGATTTACAGTATAACCTTTGTCCTCTAAACCGGCAGAACCTGGTTCAACGGTTATATTAGTTACCTGTAAATTAGGCATGTAAGTCCTTACTGTGTCTCTTATTTCTGACTCAATATCGGAAAACGTTGGACCGTCCAACGGTTCGAAGATAAATTCATATAATCTTGTACCAAAATCAGGCAAAAAATACCTACTACCTTTTCTAGTTAATAATAAATGAACAAGATTAGATCTAATTTCACCTTCAGTAGAATTAGTAACGTCCAAATATCTACCTGTAAACGAATCCACAAAAGGGAACGAAATTCCATAAGTTATACCATTTGCCATATCACATATAAATATAAGTTAGGTTTTTTTTAAGTAAAAAAAAATCACGAGTATCCGTGATTTTTAATTTTAATAAACTTAAAAGTTTTTAAGATGAACAACCAAAACATTCAAAGTCAGAATTATCGGGTCTTGCTGGTAAATTTAAATGTGAATAATCCACTTTAGGAGGTTCGGGTGTTGACTTTGGTTTTTCTCTTTTGGATATATCCATCGCCAAGTGTTTTGCTCCTGTTGAAATTGCCTTAGTTCTGACATAATAACAAAGTGTTTTCAATCCACTCTCCCAAGAGTGAAAATGTGACGAAGTAATTTTTGATAATGTAGGGTTAGACATATAGATATTCATCGATTGTGATTGGTCAATAAATGGCGCTCTATCTGCCGCCATATCAATAAGTTGTTTTTGTGAAATTTCCCAAATTGTTTTATATTTAGGAATTAAGTGTTCAATTCGTTTAACTTTCTTATTGTAATTTTTATCTTCGGAATCTAAATAATTGTTAAAGTTAATATTTTGAATTGATCCTTCATTAAAAATAATTTCATTTTTTAAATCTTCAGACCAAATTCCAATTTTTTCAAAATCATTGATTAGATATTTGTTAACAATCATAATTTCACCTCCAACAACTCGTCTATTAAAAATTGCCGAATGTGCAGGTTCTGTCATTTCGTATGAACCAGTAATTTTTGCTGATGAAGCGACTGGCATTTGAGCTGTAAACAATGAATTACAAACACCGTAAGATCTAACATTTTCTTTCAATTTGTTCCAATCCCACATTCCTGAAAGTTTTGTTTCATCCAAATTCCACATATCGAATTGAAATGTTCCTTTGGACATTGGTGACCCTTCAAAAAAATTGTATGGTTTGTATTTACCGTTCATACACAATTGATTACTTTCGTAAATCGCAGCGTAGTAGATAGTTTCAAAGATATCCCTGTTTAATTTTTTCGCCTCTTCGGAAGTAAAAATATAATCCATTAAATAGAACACGTCCGCCAACCCTTGAGTACCAATAGCAATTGCTCTTTGCTCTAAACCACCTTTTTTACCTTTATCAGTTGAATAGTTATTTATATCTACTACTTTATTCAAAGATCGGACAACTTTACGAACTTCACTAAATAAAAGTTCAAAATCAAATTTTCCTGATTTAATAAAGTTTTTCAATACCATAGATGAAAGTGTACAAATTGCGGTTGTTTCTTCGTCAGTATATTGATAAATCTCATTACAAAGATTGGATTGTTTAATGACACCAATGTTCTGATGATTAGTTTTACGATTTGCATTGTCCTTAGAACAAAGGTATGGAACTCCTGTTTCTACTTGGGACTCTACAATTTTACTCCAAATATCTTGAGCCTTAACTTTTTTACCAAGTCCCATAGTTACCGCTTTGTCATAAACCTCTTCATATTCATCTCCATAACATTCTTGTAATGGTTTCAAACCTGCTTTCTTTATGTCGTTAGGACAGAATAGATACCAATTATTGTTTTCTTTTACCGCCCTCATAAAGTTGTCAGGAATCCACAGAGCTGTAAATAAATCACGGGCTCTTAACTCTTCGGCTCCTGTGTTCTTTTTAATGTCTAACAAATCAAATATATCTTTGTGCCATGGTTCAAGATATATTGCTGCCGATCCTGGTCGACGACCTTGCTGATTGAAGAATCTGAGTGATTCATTTACAATTTTTAAATATTTTAACAAACCTCCAGCATATCCGCCTGAACTAGAAATTCTACTTTCTTTACTACGAATGTTAGACATAGATAATCCAATACCTGCAGCATCGGATGAAAACGTAGAAATATCTGTCAATGTATCTAACAAACCTTTTCTTGAATCAGCGTCATTATAATGAAGTACGCAAGATGCTAATTGAGGAACTTTAGTACCTGAGTTAATCATAATTGGTGTTGCCTTTGAAATTAGTTGTTCAGATAATGATCTATAATATTCAAATGCGTCTGTAATATTTGAAGTGACCCATAATGCAACTCTCATGTACATATGTTGTGGTCTTTCAATTACTTTTCCATTTGGTCGTTTCAGTAGATACATTTCTTGTAATGATCTCCAAGCAAAGTAATCAAAGTTATAATCATTTTCGTGATTGATTACCGCATCAATTGTATCTTCTCCGTATTCTTTAATGGTCTCAATAAGTTTCTTATTTATAATCCCATCCTCATAAAGTTGCATCATAGTTTGTGAAAAACTATCATTTGTTTCTTTATGATATGAAGAAATTGCAACCGATGACGCTAATCTTGAGTAGTCATGATGACTACCTGTATAAGATGCTGCAATCTCGTAAACCAACTTGTCAAGTTCTTTTGTGGTTACTTCACCTTCAGTTGGTACTGAAGTAATAACTTTAATAAAGATCTCGTCTGAATTTACATTAAATCTTTTGTGGATTAAATGAGACAACCTCACCACCTCGTTTAATAATTTTTAATGACATAATCTAATATTTAAAAGTCGTCTGTAAATGTTATTGTTTCATTCAGTTTTGCTTTCTGATATTCCATTGTTCTCGACTCAAAGAAATTACCCTTGGTTTCAACAGCGATTTGTTCCATAAATTTGAATGGTTGTTCCACATTAAATTCTTTACTACATCCCATTTTCATCAGTAATCCATCAACCACAAACTCAAGATATTGTTTCATTAAGTTTGAGTTCATACCGATTAAAGAAACAGGAAGTGATTCTGTAATGAATTCTTTTTCAATTTCAAGAGCCGACAATAAAATTTCTTTAATTCTTTTTTCAGACGGTTTATTCTCTAAGTGATTATTTAATAAGTGAATTGCAAAATCACAATGTAAGTTTTCGTCTTTGAAAATAAGTGAGTTAGCGTTACATAATCCTTGCATAATTCCTCTTGATTTCATCCAAAAAATAGAACAAAACGAACCTGAAAAAAATATACCTTCAACAGCCGCAAATGCAACTAATCTTTCTGCAAAGGAAGCCTTTTCAATCCATTCTAAAGCCCACTTTGCTTTCTTTTGAACTGCTGGTAATCTATCTATTGCGTTGAAACATTCATCTTTTTCTTTGGGGTTGTTGATGTAAGTGTCAATCAATAATGAATACATAAGTGAGTGAATGTTTTCCATCGCTAATTGGAACCCGTAAAAGAATTTTGCCTCAGGGTATTGTACCTCTCGGTAAAAATTTTCCGCTAAGTTTTCGTTTACAATTCCGTCTGATGCGGCAAAGAATGATAATACGTTCTTAACGAAGTATTTTTCATTGTCTGTTAAATTTTCCCAATCCCTAATGTCATTAGTTAAATCCACCTCTTCTGCTGTCCAAAACGCCGCTTGGTGTTGTTTGTAAAATTCCCATATATCATTGTGTTCGATAGGGAAGATGACGAACCGACCAGGATTTTCTACTAGTATTTTTTCCATTTATTATAAAATTTATTTATTTGTTAATTTGACTGTGTTTCTCGTTGTTTTCTTTTTTCTAAAAGTTCTTTAACACGTTGTCTTTGTCTTTCTTCTTTTTGTTCTTCAAGACCTAAAAAAGTCATTGAGCTTTCTGTATCTATTTCAATCATTGCGTTATCAAACTTACAGTTTTCAAACACAACACCGTCATCACCAATTCGAGACTTAGTTATTGCAATAGTAGCCAATTTCATTTCTTTTTGTTGTAATGTTTTTGCCACTGAAATAATAACATGTCCTACCTGTGCTTTCTTAATTGAGCCACCCATTTGATCTGTAGTCACAACTTCCGATGATATGGAAGATCTGTTACCTTGAGTTGCGGTCCAACCAACAAGATTCATTTCGTGACACATAGCTTCAAATGCTCTCATCACCGAACCTTCACTTTTCCATTCATCACCTAAGTTCTTGTCGGGTACAATACAATCTATGTAATCTAAAACAATCATATCAATTTTAATTCCATCAGAAACCATTTTTCTAATTTGATTTTTGATTTGTAACATCGTCATAGTATCTGATGGTAACTTTTTCATAATTAACTTATTTGGCATAGAATCCTCAATTTCTCTAACTTTTTTCATCACCTCATCTTTTTTTTCTGACAAATCGTCAGGATGAATCTTAGTCCATAAAGTGAAGTGCTTTCTTTGAATTACCTTTGGGTTATCCTCAAAAAAGATCTGAAGGACGTTGAACCCTAAGTTAAACGCATGGTTTGCCATCTTAGTTAAGACTGTTGATTTACCAACTCCAGTAGGAGCTAATATAACACCAATTTCTCCTTTTGCCAAACCTCCTTTTAACAATCTGTCAATACCAGGTATTCCCATTGGAATTGGGTGTCTATAATCGTCTTCAAGTACTTGATCAAGATTAGAGAATACATCCAACATAGAAGTATCTTTTGCACCAACTTGAAGAGCGGTTTTGACCATTTCTTCAAGTGTATCATAGTTCTCGAACTCACCACCATCAATGATCTTCTGAGCCTTACCCATTACTTTTTGTAGTTCTTGTTGTTTACAGAATTTTAAAGCCTTTTCTTGTACAAAACCCACTCCCTCGATAGGTGCATCTTTAATTTTCTTTATTGTATCCATAACAATTTTAGATGCAAGTTCTTGTTGTAATTCCGATTTTGTAATTTGTTCTAGCGTTTCAAACGACGGTGTATGGTCATACTTTGTATAATACTCTCTAATCATCTGAATGATGATTTTAAAATACTTGTTTTCAAAATAATTGTTCTCGATCACATCAATAATTGAGTGTGAAAAATCTTTATCAACAATAATTTGATTTAATAATTGTAACTGAAAAGTATTACCCAAATACTCAAAATTTTTACCGTTAGTAATCGATGTATTTAATACATCTGGATTTTCAGAAATTTCATATTGATTGTCTAACATATATGACACTGATCTCATCTTTAAATCATACTTCAATTCATTACAAAGACTTGTAATGTGATAGAAAAACTCTTCCGATTTGTGAGCATTCTTATTAAAGTTCCTGACATTAAAGAACCTTTGAACTACGATGTTATCGTTACACATTAACAAAAATTCGACTTTTGTTATATCTTGTTCTTTCATTTTGTTTTTTAATTTTTTTTGTTTCTAAATTTTTGTTTTTCTTTTCTTGTCAATTTTAGAAATGGTTTCAAAAAACTAACCCAAGCGTCGTCACCCTTAGGTAGGTATTTAAAGAATCCATCTTCCATCATCATTCTGATTAGATTTCTATGTCCTCTTCCGTCGGGATCCATCGACTCAGTGTAATATAATCTAACCAATTCTTTGTCCTCATCACTTAAGAGTGGTTCATCTAAGTCGACAAGTTTTTGGTTGATTACGAAAAATTCATCACCAAAAATACCTTCTTTAGTTTTACCACTTAATAGATTCTGAAGAGCTACGTTTCCCTTTTCCTCTTTAAGTAAATTAGTACTTGTACTCAAAATATAGGGTAATTGTACTAATTCTTCAAGTAACTCGGGAAATAATTTAACCAAAGTCTTCTCACCTAGATAAAAGATTCCATCAATGTTGTCAGAACTATCACCTGTGAGAATTTTTACGGTCTTAACATTAAAGTGAGGTACTTCAATGTCATGTAATTTAATCTTATCCCCCAACTTGTAATATTGTTTTGTAGTTGGTGAATAAATTGATACTTTCTCAGAGATAAGTTGGGTCAAATCTCTATCGCTTGAGAATATAGTTTTAGTCTCAT